AAAATTCTTCCTTTTACAGCGTTATGAATATTTCCCTGCCAAGAAAAAACAGCATTAGGATTATAATCTTGTGAATATTCAGTGAATGGATTAGGGTTTCTAAACATTAATCCACCAGCGGCGTTATTAGCTCTAACCCAATAAATTCCTGAAATACGTCCTATACCATGTTCATGCTCGTTATGAACATCACCTTCAATATAGTCTTGACACCAATATTCAAATTCATTTTTATTAGTTTGTAATTGTCGATTAATTGCTTTAAAATTATTACCTTCTTGATATGCGTCTTTACACTGGCGTAATTCTTGCCATAAGTTAGGAAGGTCTTTTGGTAAGTCTGGAATTATTTTTTTAGGTTCAAAGTAATCAGTAGAGTGTGGTGCAGGACCTTCTCGTGAAGGCATTCTATCAAGTTTACTAACTACAAATTCTTCTGTTTCGTTAGCAACTTCTTCTGGAACATCATGTACTAATAATCCAATTGGAAATAAAGGTTCTATATGCATTAATCATCACTTAATTCTACTTTAGTATCACCGATACTTGGAGCATTAATAGATTGTTCAGCTTCAGTTTTTGCCTGTTGTTTTTCTGCTTGTTGACTGTCACCTGGAATAACTCTATAATTATCACTAATTGAATCAGCTGTACTAACTTCAGTTATACTACTACCTGCTTCTTGACAAATTAATTGATGTGGTTGTAAAGGAGGATTGTGCCACGTCATTCCTGTTGTTAATTCTTTTTGAAGAAGTGAAGCAGTTTTAGTATCAATCCAAAGTAATTGAAATTTCCCATTATTTACAAACCAAGTTTCGTCTTTTTCTTTATGAAAATGCATTGAGAATTTTGCACCAACTTTATCAAAAACTAAAATTTTGCCACAGTACTTGTCAGTAGAAGCCCATATTACTTCATAACCCCAACCTTTTTCTACTTTTCCATGTAATCTATCTGTCATAAAACAAATTCCTCTACTGTTCTAAATTTATGTTCCCCTATAGTACTATTTAATTTTTCTATATTTGCTTGTGTATAATACTGATATTGATTTTTTAGTTTATCTGGAATCGGAATTTCAATAACTTCTGCCGACCATTTTTTAGCTACTAATTGAGCTATATAATCAAATGAATTTGCTTTTCCTGTACCAACATTCCATATATCTGTTGCATCTATAGTTAAAAATTTTTCCAAAATTTCGCATACATCTCCAATATGAATAAAGTCTCGGAAAATTTCTTTACTACCTTTAAATACTTTAATTTTTCCAGTTTCAATTGCTTGTTTTTTAAATTTATGAAAAACGCTCATCTGCTCACCTTTATGTTCTTCTCCAGGACCATAAACATTAAAAAACCTAAAACCTTGAACATTAATTTGATATTCGTTTACTGAATGAACAAATCTATCAAACAAATATTTGCTCCAAGCGTATGGTGATTGTGGATCTACAGGTGAGTTTTCTTTAAATTCTTTTCCTTGTCCATACACACTGGCACTAGATGCATACATAAATGTTGTTCCAAAAGTATCACATAGTTCTAACATTTTAATACTAAATTCATAATTCTGTTTTAAAATTTTATCAACGTCTTTTTCAGTTGTATCACTAATCGCTCCTAAATGAATTACTCTATCATATTCTTTTGGATCAGGAAAACGTCCGTCTATATAATCATAACCTTCTACTTCATGGCCTTTGTGAACAAGATATGGTGCTAAATTTTTACCTATAAATCCGTTTGAACCTGTAACTAAAATTCTCATATTTTTTCAAACCTTATATTATTTGGTTCTATTTTAATCCAACACATACCGCTTTGGCCTGTATTATGTATATCGTGTTTTCTTATTGTTGTTAAAGAAAATTTATGGTCTTCAACAAATTGTTTTGCATAACCTTCTTGTTTTGCTGTAAAAATACTTTCTTTATGAAAATATTGCATTATAGATTTAGGTATCCTCTTGTCATTTAACATATCAATTAAAAGTTTTATATAATAAAATCCTTCATCATAACTGCACAATCCGTCTATAAAAATAGATGAATAATTATTCATACTATATAAGCCCCAAGCTATTAATTGATCAATTACTTTAACATCTCTATCAAAATCAGAAAAAACACAATCAACATTATTCATTAGCTTAAAGTCTATGTCCTGGTTTAATAAAGTAAAATGATCTTGTATTTCTAATTTTTCAACTGTAGAATTAATAAACTCTGAATAAGATTGCCTACCTTCATTACGAGGATGACCATACTGTCGACCATTATCAATAGTTATACAGTTACCTATTCCGTTTTCTTTCATTGCGTGTGCAACTGCAAATGAAGTACAACCTAAACCAGTTCCAAACTCTACAAAAGTTTTATATTTTTTCATTTTTGTTAATGCATAAAAAAATAATGAACTATCTTCAGTATTATATGCTATTCCGTGTTCTTTTATGTATGTTAATAAGTCTTGGTTCATTGTTTAATCTTCTTTATTAAATCTGTTGTTGAATGTCCTTTTATTCTAGGAAATATAACAACATTAGCTAATTCATTTCCTACAGTCGTTTCAACAGTATAATCGTCACCTTTTACAATAACATCAGGATTGATTTTTTTGATAATATCTATTGGTGTATCTTCATCAAAAATTATAACCTCATCTATAAATCCTAATGCTTCTAATGTTTCTTTTCTTTTAACTTCATCATTAATGGGTCTATTTTCGCCTTTAAGACGTCTAACACTTTCATCACTATTAATACCCACCACAAGACGTTTTCCTAACGTGTGTGCGTGTCTTAGTAGCTTTAAATGGCCAGTATGTAGTATATCAAACACTCCATTAGTCCATACTATACCACGATTTAAATCATCAAGTGTAACTGGAGATACACCACGCTTTTCTACAGTTCTAGTTGCGGCATAACAAGCAAGTTCACACGCTTTAGGAATATCTATTCCTTTATTATAAGCATGAACAATAACTGCTAATACTGTATCACCAGCACCTGATACATCAGCTACTTCTTTTGTATCTTCTTTAAAATAATGATACTCTCCGTCTTTATTTAAAACATGAATACCATTAGCACCATCAGTTACGACTAGCCATGTCCAGTTATGGTCTCGCATATATTCTAATGCATGAGTTTTATTATATTTTCCATTCCATTGTTCGTATTCTAGCATATTGGGTTTAACCAAAAATGCTCCATCATAAAATCTTGCATCTTGTTTAGGATCTACAAATATTTTTACATCTGCAAACTCTTTTATATCACTAATAGTATCTTCTGTAACAGTTCCTTTTCCATAATCACTAACAACTATTATATTAGAACTTCTTATAGATGCTTTTAACCTATTAAGTGCTTCATGACTTTTAATTGCTACTACTTCTCTATCCCAACGTAAAAGATGTTGCCCTGTTTTTCCTACTAATCTTGTTTTAATAGTTGTTCTAGGTGCATCCTTAGATAAATTACTAACTATATTAGTCTTTTCTAATAAATGAAGTATATGAATACCTTGCGTATCTTTTCCTATTACTCCATATAATTCTACACGATTATTAATGTTCGCTAAATTAATTGCTAAATTGGCGGCACCACCTAAATTGAACTTTTGTTGTTCTTCTTTTAATATTAAAACATCAGCTTCTGGCGATACCCTACTAGCATCACCGATGATCCAACGATCCAACATTATGTCGCCATAAACTTTAATCATTTTTGTTCCATTAATGATACTAGTTTAAAGACTGTTTCTAGTTTTGTTAAATTTGCTTTATTTTGTAATGTATTACGTAAACCTTGGTGCAACGGTTTAGGCCAATTATTGAAACTTACCCAAGCATATCCATTATGTTCTTCGTTTAATTTTGGAATAAATTCTTCTTTTACTACACAAAGATATGTGTGAAAATTAAATTTGTCATCCCTACTAACAAACGTTTCTAAAGGAATAGACTTTATTATATCAGGAATAAACCCAATTTCTTCTTTGATTTCTCGTTGTAATGCTTGGAATGGAATTTCTTCACTTTCATTAGTACCACCTACAAGACCCCAAACATTATTTTGTTTACTTTGAACCCTATGCAAAAATAAAAATCTTTGAGTATCTAATGTGTAGAAGAGAGCACCACTACATATTATATTAGTCATACTAATAATTATGTTAAAGTGCTAGGCGCCAAGTGCCTTTTCGATATTCGCCTTCGAAGCTTAATGTCCAAGATGTACCGTCCCATTTATATTGGATACCGGTATTAAGATTGGTTGTATACTTGACATCTATAGTTGAATCAGAGCCATCATTTTGACTTGCGTCAAAAACTATAGTCCAAGCATTATTATCCCATTCAATTATATCGTTTGTTGATGCAATCAAATCGTTGCCGTTAACATCTTTCCAAGCATCTGCACCGTCTACATTAGTAGTTGCACCAATATCACCTAATAATAAAATCCTAGTTCCACTTTGTTTAATATCTGTAGGATTAGTTCTTGTTGGGTCAATGATATAATCAATAGTACCTTTAGTAACTGCTGGTCCTTCAAATACAGAGTTAGTTGGAATTGTGTCTGTATCCCAGTTTACAATAAGTTGTGTTTCATCTAATTCGTTAAGTGCAATAGTTCCTACAACACTACCTAAATCTAATCTATTTAAATAAATTTTACTTAAACCTGCAACATATTGTCCAGGTAATACATCTAAAACTACACGCCAATTAACTTCACCTGCAACACCTCTATCACCTAATACAGCAATATTATTAGTTACTATTAAGTCGTAATCTTTATACGTACTAATTGCTAGTGCTGTAGCATCGGCTCTAGTTGCTGTAGCTGTTTTATCATGTTTAGTACTTGTGTTATCATCACCTTTAACATCTTGTGCTTCACTATCATCATAACGTTTAAGTTCAGGTTGCGAAGATCCTAAATCAATTGTACCTTTTGTTTCATCAAAAATACTCATTACAACACTTGTTATAACTCCTAGCTTTTTAACTTTAGCAGGAGGTGATAACCAAATGGGAGTCATGAAAGATAATTGGCCGACATCAATCTCACTTTCTGTACCCATAGGAATACTTCTAGTAGAAAACGTAACATTTTCTAAATTTACTACACTTAAACTTGTCCAATCAACGTAGTTATCAGTTGTTTGAATTTCTAAACTTGGATTAAACAATGTTAATATTTGCTCTATTATTTGTAACTTTTGTTCTGTATTAGTTGACCAAATATCTACATTAATACCTAAATTAAACGGAGTAGGCATTAAACGTTCTACTGTATAGTTTTGTCCTTGCGTATTTAAATATTCTTTATTATTACTGTCATATGCACGTTCACGTAAATGAATTTTTCCTGTATAGGTCGCATCAGATGTTCTCTCTCTGTCCATTGCTAATGATGTAATATAAACAGATATTCTTGGAGCACTAGGTATTTTATTTTCACTATTATCACGTATGATATGTCCTACTTGACGAGTAATATCACCATACATCACAGGTATTTGTGTTAAATTACCTTTGCCATCCTTATAAGAAAAGTTACTAAACAATCTTATAAGTTGAGTAATGTAACGTCTTATTTGTCCGTCATAAAAATGTTGCATTAGTTATCTGCCCTTGGTTTCAATGCTTTAGACAAAGGTTGACGTTCTTTAACAGTTTCGCCGCCTATTACATTTTCTTTAGTATTATTAATAAATGATCCTTTATATGTAGCTTTGTCATCAGTATTAGTTAATGTCATACGTACTGCATCTTCCATTTTAATCCACCTTGTTCCATCAAACCTAAATAATCTATTAGGTAAGAAATCTGTTCTTAAGAAGTAATCACCTTTAATATTAGTAGCTGGAAATCCTATACCATGACCAAATGCTTCACCATTAGGTGCAATTCCATCACCTAATAAGTATCCATCATATCCGCTTCGTTCAGGTGTTTGATTAACCCTATCAGCTAATAGTCCGGCCTGTGAAGCATCTAATGTATCAACGTCTGTTGTAACAAGTTCAGGTTTACCTTGTTTATCAACTTGTAATGTATATAATTGTTGTGTTTCGTATCCTGACTTTTTAGCATCTGCTTCTGCTTGTTGAACAACTGCATTATTAATTTGCATTTCTTGTTCATAAGTTGACAATACATCACGTAATGTATCAGAAGAACCTTCTTCTGCTGGTAAGTCAAGTATTTCTTTAAACTCTTGACTATCTACTATTTGTTTTAATTTTACACGATATAAATGCGGATACCAAGTTTGGCTAAATCCTTCTGCCGCTCTGTTAACATCTTCAACTACATAATAACGTTTTAATGCAACTTGATAATCATTAAGTGCGTGTGGATCTTTTAAGTGTGGTAGTTCTATTACATCACCTGACATAATTTTTCTACCTAATGTTTTTACACTATCATTAATATGAATAGTCATAAACAATGTATCATTTTGTAAAAATAATCCAAATTGACTCATATCAAAGTCAATGTCTTGTACGTTATAAATTCCTCTAATTTGATAAATGTCAGGATCATATTTTCTATCCCTATTTTCAAGGAATAGCATATCCTGTATATTTGTTTCTTTTATAGCATCGTATCTTGGTTTGTCAGCCGTAGCATCTGCTTCTTCAGGATTTACAGGTCCTAAATACTTGTGAACAAATACGTCAGTTCCGCCCACTTGGAACATTTCACCGATATGTCTGTCTAAAAAGACGTAATCATTACCGTGTTCTGGTTTATATAGTGTAAGTTTAGGCATCGTAACAGTATTTATTCGATGCCGCTTCCCGATAAATACATATGGAGAGCATATAATATGAGCGGATTAGCAACACAAAAGCAAGAAGTATTTGATTATGTAAACCTATCATTAGGTGGGGGTATGGTCGATGTTGAGCTTGACCCAGCACATTATGAAACAGCCTTGAATAGGGCATTAGCTAAATTTAGGCAACGATCTGATAATTCTGTTGAAGAATCATATATGTTCCTTCCTACAGTAATTGATCAAAATACGTATATACTACCAGAAGAAGTAATTGAAGTTAGACGTATTTTTAGACGATCAATTGGATCAAGAACTGGAGGAGGAGATGGTGGTACATTATTTGAACCATTTAATTTAGCATATACAAATACCTATTTGTTAGCAAGTACAAATATGGGTGGATTAGCTACATACGAATTGTTCTCACAATACCAAGAACTTGTTGGAAGAATGTTTGGTAGTTTTATTGAATTTAAATGGAATACAACTACTAAAGAATTAACAATGTTACAACGCCCTCGTGCTGAAGAAGACTTACTTTTATATTGTTACAATAAACGTCCAGATAGCGAATTATTAAAAGATTATTTGGCACAACAATGGTTAAAAGACTATACACTCGCTACTTGTAAATATATGCTTGGTGAAGCTAGAAGCAAATTTGCCACAGTAGCAGGACCACAAGGCGGTACATCACTAAATGGTGATGCTCTTAAAGCCGAAGCTATTGCCGAAATCCAAACACTTGACGAAGAGCTTAAAACACAAGTTGCAGGTGGACAAGGATACGGCTTCTCAATTGGTTAAAATCAATACTTGACATTTACTCGTATTTCTCGTATAATATAAACAATATTATATGAGGAATAATCAAATGGTAATTGGAATTTGTGGGCTTATTAGCTCAGGCAAAGATACAATAGCAGATTATTTAATTAAAGAGCATAATTTCGTAAAAATCTCTTTTGCAGATAAGTTAAAAGATAGCGTAGCCGCTATGTTTGATTGGGATCGCGAATTGCTTGACGGTAAAACTGCTGAAAGCAGAGAATGGCGCGAAAAAGTAGACTCATATTGGACTAATGAAATAGGTAGCGAAATTACACCTAGACTAGTACTACAAAAATTTGGTACAGAGTGTATGCGTAATGGATTTTATGATGGTATATGGGTTAGCTTAACTAAAAAGAAAATACTAGATAATCCTGATATTAATTATGTTATTCCAGATACACGTTTCCCAAATGAAGCCAAAATGTTATATGAAATTAACGGGCAAGTTTGGAGAGTAGTACGTGGTGAAGATCCACAGTGGTTTACAGATTATAAGGATTTTGGTACAGAACCTAAAGATGTACACCCTAGCGAATGGGCTTGGGCACACACAAAATTTAAACATATTATTAACAATAATGGGACTATTGACGAACTTAAAAGTCAGGTACAAGGTCTCCTTGTTTCCAAGTAACACCTTCTTTATATAAAATCTTACTACAGTTTGCACAAACAGTTTTTAAGTTTGATGTACGAACATTATTAAGATCTCCATCTACATAATAAACATGAAATTGCTCGCTATGTTTACTACGAAAGTTACATTTATCGCAAGTATTCTTTTTAAGATAGCCAGCTAACTCATACTTTGATGGTCCACGTTTTTTACCTCCATGCTTGGCACAGTTCTCACAAAGGCTTCTATAATAAGGTACGCCTTCCTTATAATAATTAATTGCTACCGGCTTTTTACCGCATTTGCATAAAGGTCTCATAATAATATTTACCCCTGCCCTTTTCAAATCCCTTTTGTATCCTAAATTAGCGAATCATTCCGTGGTGTTTTTTGGTAAATCATATAAATACTAACAATAAGATGACTATGTCCAACGGGAGAACATACAATGGCTAATTTAGTATCACCAGGCGTACAGGTTCAAGTTATAGACGAAAGTTTCTATACACCAGCTGAACCGGGTACAGTACCTATGTTATTCTTTGTATCCGCACAAGATAAGAAAAACGGTGCAGGAACAGGAACAGCTACAGGTACAACTAAAAAACAAGCAGGAACACCATTCTTGCTAACATCACAAAGAGAATTAACAGAAACGTTTGGAGATCCAACGTTTTATACAGACACTAATAACAATCCAATCAATGGAAGTGAGCTTAACGAATACGGTTTACAAGCGGCTTATTCTTACTTAGGTGTAAGCAATAGAGCATTTGTAACAAGAGCAGATATTAACACATCTGAACTAATTGCTTCAGCAACAGAGCCTGCGGCAAATCCAGCAGATGGCACACATTGGTTTGATACAAAAAATACATTATGGGGCATTTTTGAGTGGAATTCAAATGCGGCGACTGTTACTGGTGGACAGACGTTTACAAATAAAATTCCAACTGTAATTACAGATAGTACAAAAGTAACAGGTGGCGTACCTAAGACATCCGTTGGCGCTGTAGGTGACTATGCCGTTGTTGCTACTACTACACTAAACAAAATATATTACAAAAACTCAGCAGGAACATGGATACAAGTTGGTTCAGCAGATTGGATTAAAGCCAATGCAACAGTAACTGGAACAGAAAGTAATCCAACTATTACAAACTCAGCTAGTATGAGTGTTAACGGTACAGTAGTTACATCAGGTGGAACAGCTTTAGCAGATGTAGTAACTGCACTTAACGCCGCAAGTATTGCCGGTGTAACTTCAGAAGTTGTTGATGGTAAATTCGAAATTTATTCAACAGGCGTTGATGTTGTATTAGCAACTAACGGATCAACATTACTTGCAGAAATTGGTTTAACAGCGGCAACACATAAGGCGCCAGCATTACAAATTTCAGCACATACTGATGTACCAGCATTTAAATCTACTGATACAGCACCAAGACCAACAGGGTCGGTTTGGATTAAAACTACACAACCTAACTTAGGTGCTCGCTTTAGAGTTAAAAAGTTTAATGGAACTACAAATCTTTGGGAAGATATTGTAGCACCAATGTACACAGATGGGCACACAGCATTGTTTAATTTAGATAAAACAGGCGGTGGTGTAAATCTTGCAGTTGGTACTTTATACGTTAATTATAATAACGCTGAAGAATCATCAACTGTAGCAGATTTTAAAATTCACAGACGTACTAATACTGGAAACACAAGTATTAAGAGTTCAATAATTGCGGCACAGCTTACAGCAAACACTTATGCATTTAATATTCAAGAGTCAATTGTTGGTCAAGCGGCTCTTAGTGCAGACAAAACAGTTAGTGTAACTACAACAGCGGCATCAAGCGATGCTGATGTTATTGCAGGCGCAATTAACGCCGCAGGGTTTACTAACGTTGTTGCTTCAGTAGACGCTTCAAACAGAATCGTTATTGAACACAATGATGGTGGTGAGTTCCGTATTAAAGATACAGGTGGCGTACTTAACTTGGCAGGATTTAGTGCTTTTGTAAATGCTAACTCCGGTACACCTAATTTATATACAGCACCAACAGGTGACACAACACACGACTTTGTTGCAAGTAACTGGCAAGTATTAACATATACTGCTTCAACTACGGCTCCAACTGCTTTAACAACAGATGGTAGACTGTGGTACAGTTCAATTGTTGACGAAGTTGATATTATGATACACAATGGTACTACTTGGGTAGGATATTTAGATTCAACTAGTCCGTATTTTGCGGCGGCTGATTCAGATAAAACTGACCCAGCTGGACCAATTGTTTCAGCAACAGAGCCAACTTTGCAATCAGATGGAACTGCACTTAAAAACGGTGACATTTGGATTTCAACAGCTGATACTGAAAGTTATCCAAAAATTTACAAATACAATGGCACAACTCTAAAATTTGTATTGCTTGATAACAGTGACCAAACAACTGAAGATGGTGTTGTTTTTGCAGATGCACGTTATAATACAGCAGGTGCAAATTCAGATAAAGCAGGAACTATTGCTTCATTACTAGTAAGCAACTTTGTTGATATTGATGCTCCAGATCCAGCACTTTATCCAAAAGGAATGTTACTTTACAATCTACGTAGAAGCGGATTTAATGTTAAGAAATTTGTTCGTAATCACGTAAACACAGCAACAGATAACATTCGATTTGGCGACGAGTCGCAATCAGGTTACTATGCACACCGTTGGGTTACTGAATCAGCTAACCAAACAAACGGTGCAGGTAGCTTTGGACGTAAAGCACAACGTAAAGTTATTGTTCAGGCATTACAAGCTCTAGTAAATAGCAACCAAAAAATTAGAGATGATGAATCAAGAATCTTTAATTTAATGGCTTGTCCTAGTTATCCAGAACTAATTGGTGAAATGGTTACATTAAACACTGATAGAGGTTTAAGTGCATTTATTATTGGTGACAGTCCATTTAGACTAACACCAGATGCAACTACACTTAATAACTGGGGTAAGAATACTGCTTTAGCAGTTGAAGATAACGACGATGGACTTGTTACAAGTGATGAATACTTAGGTGTGTTTTATCCAAGTTTATTCACAAGTGATAACGCAGGTAACAACGTAGTTGTTCCAGCAAGTCACGGTATACTTAGAACATTTGCATTAAGTGATCAAGTTTCGTTTCCATGGTTTGCACCAGCAGGTACAAGACGTGGTGGTATTACAAACGCTACAGCGGCAGGTTACATTGACAGCGAAGGCGAATTTGTAAGTACTGCACTTAACGAAGGTCAACGTGATACATTATACAGCAATAACGTAAATCCAATTACGTTCTTAACAGGCGCAGGCCTTTTAAACTTTGGTCAAAAAACAAGAGCCAAAAATGCTTCAGCGTTAGATAGAATTAACGTAGCACGTTTGGTAGTTTACTTACGTGGCCAACTTAAAAAACTTGCTAAACCTTATATCTTTGAACCAAATGATAAGATTACGCGAGATGAGATTAAGGCACAAGCAGATACATTGTTACTTGAACTAGTTGGGCAAAGAGCACTTTATGACTTCCTAGTAGTGTGTGATGAATCAAACAACACACCATCAAGAATTGATCGTAATGAGCTTTATTTAGATATTGCCATAGAACCAGTGAAAGCAGTAGAGTTTATTTACATTCCACTAAGGCTTAAAAATACTGGTGAGATAGCGGGACTGTAGAATGATAAATACAGCTAATAGGGAGATATTATAATGAGTATATCAACATTATCAAAACTTACAGTACCTTTAGATTCAAGTGCATCAGCCTCGAATCAAGGGCTGTTAATGCCAAAACTCCAGTATCGCTTTAGGGTGACATTGGAAAATTTTGGTAGATCAACACCAACAACTGAATTAACAAAACAAGTTGTTGATGTTACAAGGCCTAACGTGTCCTTTGAACAAATCACAGTTGATGTATATAACTCACGTGTATTCCTAGCAGGAAAACACACTTGGGAACCAATTACACTTAACTTACGTGAAGATGTTTCAAATAACGTACAAAAAATAGTAGGCGAGCAAATTCAACGACAATTTGATTTCTTTGAACAATCAAGTGCGGCTTCAGGGCAAGATTACAAATTCGTAACTAAAA